GTGATCGGGGTTTCCGTAAAGCACAACGATGCGCCCGCTGCATGGTTCAGTGGAACTCATGCGCAAACTAAAACGTGGCTGGCACAATTCCCTTGGGACAAGGCTATCGCTGTGGCGCACAACGCTATGTTCGACATGGCTATCCTTAACTGGATATTCGACATTCGCCCCAAGCGTATCGCTGACACCCTCTCAATGGCACGAGCCCTTGATGGCCCTGACGCTGGCAATAGCCTCGCCAAGCTGGCTGAGCGGCATGGTGCGGGGGTGAAGGGCGACGAGGTTATCAACGCGCTGGGCAAAGGCCGCCTCGACTTCACGCAGGAAGAACTGGCCCGGTATGCCGAGTATTGCATCAACGACACCGAGCTTACCTACAAGCTGTTCAATAAGATGGCCGTAGGCTTCCCGATGGTTGAACTGCGCCTGATCGACCTGACCATCCGTATGTTTACGGAACCCACGCTCATTTTAGACAAGGAAGTCCTCACAAATCACCTGTCTAATGTGAGGAGTTCCAAGGAAGCCCTCATGTCGAAGCTGAACTACGACAAGGCTGACCTGATGTCGAACCCCAAGCTGGCAGAATTGCTGGAGTTTCATGGGGTTGTGCCGCCAACCAAGATAAGCCCCACTACGGGGAAGGAGACCTATGCGTTCGCCAAGAATGACGAAGAGTTTAAGGCGCTTCTGGAACACGAGAACCCACAGGTTCAAGCGATTGTGGCGGCGCGTCTGGGTGTTAAGTCTACGCTGGAAGAGACGCGCACTGAGCGGTTCATCAACATTGCCGAGCGTGGGCCCCTGCCCATCCCCCTTCGTTACTACGCAGCCCACACGGGACGCTGGGGCGGAGACGATAAAGTAAATATGCAGAACCTGCCGCGTGGCTCTGCCCTCAAGAAGGCTGTGAAGCCACCAGAAGGCTACGTGTTTATCGACTGCGACAGCAGCCAGATCGAAGCGCGCACCTTGGCTTGGCTGTCAGGACAGGATGACTTGGTTGCAGCGTTCGACGCAGGCGAGGACGTGTATAAGATCATGGCGTCCGCCATCTACGGCAAGCCTATCGAAGAGATCAGCAAGGACGAGCGGTTCGTAGGTAAGACCACGATCCTTGGGGCAGGCTATGGCATGGGTCCAGCCAAGTTTCAGGCACAGCTAAAGACCTTCGGCGTCGAGATGGACTTGGAGGAATGCAAGCGCATTATCCGGGTGTATCGTGAGACCTACCCCATGATCCCCAAGCTGTGGCGTGAGGCAGGCGATGCGCTGGAAGCCATGGCGAACAATCAGACTGCACCACTGGGACTGCCCGGTGTGCTGACGGTGTGCGGTGCAGACGGTATCAAGCTGCCCAATGGCCTCTCTATTAAGTATCCGAACCTTCGCTACCTCATGAACGAGGGCAAGTCGGAGATGGTCTATGACACCAAGCGTGGCAAGGCTGTCATTCCGAACCGCATCTACGGGGGCAAGTGCGTCGAGAACGTATGCCAAGCCTTGGCCCGCATCGTGATCGGTGAGCAGATGCTGATGGTTGCCAAGAACCTGCGCGTGGTCATGACCGTGCATGACGCTGTGGGTGCGCTAGCGCCCGTTAGCTCACGCGATGAAGCACGAGAATATGTCGAAGCCTGCATGAGAATACGACCCAAATGGGCAGCGGCACTGCCGCTTAACTGTGAGAGCAAGATGGGAGCAAGCTATGGCGGATAGGATTACACGGGACACGCTGCTTAAGGACTTGGATATAAGCATACGGCTGCATAACTGCCTGTTTAATGAAAAGAAACATTATTGGGGGCGCGACGACCCAGCGACTGTCGGAGACTTTATGGGCATGGCTGACCACGAGCTAATGCGCATCCCTAATTTCGGGCGTAAGTCCTTGGCTGAATGGAAGAAGATCGTGTGGGCGGTTGACAACCCTGATGCTCCTCCACTGGATGAAGTGTCCGCAGAGTATAAGGCGCTTAGGGACATGCGGGCAGTTATCAACCAGATCGCAGCCTCACATAGGGCGTTAGCCACACACTATAACAAGCTGTCCGACATCATATCACCACTAGATTAGGAGCAAACAAATGACCGACTATAAATTCACCCAAGACTGGTTCCACTGGGCTCCGCCCGTCTGGGAGCAACTCAAACCGCTACTGCCTAGTGAGCCGGGGGGCCGGGCTTTCCTTGAGATCGGTTCGTTCGAAGGCCGCAGCACTGTCTGGACCATTGAGAACATGATGGAGAGCGGCGACTGGATTGACTGCATCGACACGTGGGACGGTGGCGAAGAGCATAGCAACGGCGAGATGGATGGCGCTGAAGGTCGGTTCGACCACAATATAGAGGCGGCCATTACCCTTTCGTTTATAAAGGAATACTACGAGCCGACAGAACTTTCGCGTGTCACCCGTCACGGGCTAACTCGAGAGGGCAAGCGCGTGAACGTGTACAAGTATAAGTGCCGTTCTAGCAGATACCTTGCCTCAAAACTTAGCCACTACTTTGATTGCGAGAACCTGTTCGACTTCATCTATATCGACGGGAGCCACATCGCACGTGATGTGCTGACCGATGGGTGTATGGCTTGGCCGCTGCTCAAGAAGGGCGGCATCATGGTGTTCGACGACTATATGTGGGGCGAGCCACGCGACATCCTGCATCGTCCGAAGCCAGCAATCGACGCATTCGTTAACATCTTCGCTGAAGAAGTGGACATGGTCCACATGGGTTATCAACTGATCGTGAGGAAGAAATAATGGGTAAGGGTAAGAAAGCTAAGACCGCAGCAAGCCAAGTGAAGATCACGCCGAAGCGTGCGCCCTATCGCTGCACTTGCAACACGTGCGGCATGAGTTGGATTGGTGGGCTGACCTACCACTGCGACCACAACAACTACGTGGAGACGGACATCTAATGCCACTGCTAGATCGTAAAATGCGTAAATGGACACCAGAAATGGAACGCGAACTGGTGAACCTGTGGGATTACGGTGTTCATAGGAACGAGATAGCCGAGCGTATGGGTCTAACTGTCGCAGCAGTTGAAGGCCGCTACTACGTGCTGAAGAAACGGAAAGAGCAAGCAAATGTCTGATGAAATCAAAGTAACGCCGAACGATCCGGCATATAAAATCCCAACGATGATGATCGCCACCCCCATGTATGGTGGGATGTGTACTGGGGCCTATGTGCAGGGCTTGCTCTTCACGATGGCAAAGATGCGCGAAGTGGGCGTAAACTGCTTCTGGTGCCAGATCACCAACGAGAGCCTCATCACCCGTGCCCGCAACGAACTGGTGCGTATCTTCCTTGAGAAGGAGATCGACTACCTTCTGTTCATCGACGCCGACATTGGCTTCGACCAGAACGCTGTGGCTATGCTGCTGGCAGGGGACAAAGACATCGCTTGCGGCATCTACCCCAAGAAGGAAGTGAACTGGGATAGCGTCAAGAAGGCAGCACGTGCGGGCAAGGACGACTTGCAGGACCATGCGGGCGCATTCGTGTTCAACATGATCGGCAACGAGCACCAAGAGACAGACGAGGATGGCTTCATCGAGGTGCGGCATGGCGGCACGGGCTTCATGCTTATCAAGCGTCAAGTGTTCCTTGACCTGATGCCTCATGTCCCAACTTATCGGGTGTCATCCTTCCGTGACCCTGACAGCGGCGAGTATATCAAGCCGCTCACTCATGAATTTTTCGCAACAAGTATCGACGATAGCGGAGCGTTGCTGTCGGAGGATTATCACTTCTGCGAACTATGGCGGAAGCACGGCGGCAAAATCCATGCCCACCCGTTCATCCGTCTCACCCACACCGGCACGTACACCTACGATGGTGACATCCTCAAGTCCGGTGGAAACCTGAAGTAAGGAGCAAATGAAATGGCAAGGAAAGCAAACAAAGCAGCAGAAATCCTAGAGTTGTTGAACGCAGGTGTCCCCTCTGGGAAAATCGTTAAGCGTCTGAAGGCCAGCCCCAGCTACGTCTGGAAGCTGAAGAAAGAGATGGCGCATAAGCAGGAAGAAGTCGCTAAGGAAGAGATCAAGGCACCCCTTAACCCGGTGGAGAAAGTCCTCACCAGCCGTTCCAACGCTGACGAAGACCCCCTTGGTAAGCTCTTAGATCAGCGCGCAGGCCAGTACGGTAGCTTCATGGCAAGTGCGAACGTCGCCATCCGGCTCAAGGGTGTCATGCACAACGCGATTGCGCAGCAGGACTTGCACCTCGCACCTGACCAATTGCTGGCGCTCGATATGATCGCAGTAAAGATTAGCCGCCTTCTGACGGGTAACCCGTCACACAAAGATAGCTGGGTAGATATCGCTGGCTATGCAAAGCTGGTCGCTGACCGGCTCCAAGGAACCGTAAGATAGGAGGGAATTATGGGTATCTTTAATCCATGGGGTGAAGTGCGTGAACTGAAAGCCAAGCTGGCTGAAGCTGAGAAAACCTACGTGAAGCTGACCAAGCAGATCGAGAAGCTGGAGTTCGCCAACAAGGAAAACTCACGCGAAATCAACATGCTTGAGAATGAATTGAAGGCGACCAAAGCTGCCTTGGTGGAAGCCAGCAAGAATGATACACGTGACGACAAAGGCCGATTCACGAAAGCTAAAAAATAATGCCAGCATGGTCGTACAGCAGTATCAAAACCTTCGAGCAGTGCCCGAAGAAATACTTCCACCTCAAAGTGGCAAAGGACGTCAAGGACGAGCCCGGAGAGGCGGCAGAATACGGTACTGCTGTACACCTTGCAGCAGAAGAGTTCATCCGGGATGGCAAACCTGTCCCTGAGAAGTTCAGTTTCATGCGCCCGATACTTGAGCCATTGGCAGCCAAGCCGGGGGAAAAGCACACCGAGTTACGGCTCGGCGTCAAGCGTGACTTGACAGGTTACGAGCCCTGCTCCTTCTTCGCCAAGGATGTCTGGTATCGTGGCATCGTGGACTTGCTGATCCTCGACGGTAACAAAGGCTGGATGGTCGATTACAAGACCGGCAAGAGCGCCAAGTACGCAGACATGAAGCAGCTAGACCTGATGGCTGGGGCCTTGTTCATCAAGTACCCAGAGCTTCAAACCATCAAGTCGGCACTGGCCTACGTGGTTAGCCAAGAGTTTCCGAAGAAGACCCACAAGCGCGAGCATCTCGATAAGTATATGTCCGTGTTTGAAGATCAGCTTTACCTGCTCGACGCGGCTATGGATAATGGTGTATTTAACCCCAAGTCGAGCCCGCTTTGTGGTTGGTGTCCCGTCACCGCCTGCGAGCATTGGAAGCCGAGGAGGAAGTGATGCCACGCAATTACAAGCGCGAGTACGAGACTTACCAAGGTAAGCCCGAACAGATTAAGAACCGCGCTATGCGCAATGCAGCCCGTGCCAAGATGGTGAAGGCTGGCAAAGCCAAGAAGGGTGACGGCAAGGATGTCGGCCATGTGGTAGCCCTCGACAAGGGTGGCAGCAACAAGTCCGGCCTGCGTATGGTTAGCAAATCGGCCAACCGTTCGTTTGATCGGGACGCTAAGAAAAACTTGATTTCAGAGACCAGTCCGAGAGAGCGTAAGAAAAAATAATCGTACCAAGGAGCAAACTGGTGCAGATCGTTGAAAACAAAGCGTTGCTGGTCAACGCACAGGACCCGTGTCTCATCACGGATAACATCCACAAAAGCACGGAAGTGCGCGAAGGCGTCCTTGTCAAATGGGGACACAATGAAGCCGAAATCCTAGCGCAACTAGGATTTGCTGACACACCGTCGCCCATGCTCAAGAGCTATGAATGGACGGGTAAGTTCGAGCCGTTCAAGCACCAGAAGACCACCGCATCCTTCCTCTCGCTGCGTCGCAAGGCGTTCTGCTTTAACGAGCAGGGGACAGGCAAGACCGCCAGCGTTATCTGGGCAGCCGACTATCTGATGAAGCGTGGCCTTGTGAAGCGCGTCCTCGTGCTGTGTCCGCTCTCGATTATGAAGTCCGCGTGGCAGCAGGACCTGTTTAAGTTTGCCATGCACCGCTCGTGCAGCGTGGCTTATGGTGACGCCAAGGCGCGCAAGAAGATTATCGCTGCCAACGCTGAGTTCGTCATCCTGAACTTCGATGGACTGGCTGTGGTGCGTGACGAGATTGCCAACGGTGGGTTCGACCTGATCGTGGTAGACGAGGCCAACGCCTACAAGAACCCCACGACAAACCGCTGGAAAATCCTCAATCGCTTGGTGCGTGACACCGATCCCCGGCTCTGGATGCTGACGGGTACGCCTGCTGCGCAGTCACCAGTTGACGCCTACGGCTTGGCCCGCATGATGGACCTGCCGGGTTGCCCCCGTTACTACACGGTTTTCCGTGACACAGTGATGCGCAAGGTGACCCAATTTAAGTGGGAGCCCAAGGCCAACGCCCAAGCTGTGGTGCATAAGGTTCTCCAGCCTGCGATCCGCTTCGAGAAGAAGGATTGTTTGGACCTACCGACAGTCACGCACATCGAGCGCGAGGCACCGCTCACCCCGCAGCAAAAGAAGTATTACGCCCAACTTAAGAACCAGTTATTGTTCGAAGCCAGTGGCGAGGAAGTCAGCGCGATCAACGCGGCAACCAAGCTCAACAAGCTGCTCCAGATCAGCGGAGGCGCGGTCTACACGGATACTGGTGAGGTGTTAGAGTTCGACGTGTCGAACCGGCTGAACGCCGTACTGGAGGTCGTCGAGGAAGCCAGTCACAAGGTGCTGGTCTTCGTACCCTTCACGCACACCATCGAGCTTCTGCGCGCCCGCATGGAGAAGGAAGGCATCACGTGTGACGTAATTAACGGGAAGGTGCCAGTCAATCGGCGCAGTGATATCGTTGATCGGTTCCAGCGTGAGCCGAACCCACGCGTCCTTCTGATCCAGCCCAAGGCAGCCAGCCATGGTCTGACGCTCACAGCGGCTGATACTATCATCTGGTACGCCCCCACAAC